GGCACCGACTGTCCTCCTAGCAGTAAGAATCGGGGCGAGCGAGCCTCTATCTAGGCTATTTGCGAGTGTATATTCCCAAGTTATAGAGATCTGACCGATTACGAGCGCCGGCGGGACTAGGCCGTCTGGAATGGTGTCATATACCCGTAGGCCGGTGATATTGACCGCCGTTTTAATTCCGTCTCTTACGTCGGATGGGATCACGCTAAGACTTCTCGACGATACGGTCGGACCATAGCTTGAACGTCGCGACCAAGAGGCGACATTCTGATAGCGCCAAGTTCCGAAAGACCGAGGACGCCGCCGACACTCGAAGCACGTTTAACGAGATCGGTTGAAAGAATGAGGCAAGCTTCCTCGATGTCGTCCGGCGGGGTGCCGAGATACCATCCGAATTTGGCGGTTACTTGAACGCCGGGACGAAGATTAACGGGAGACGGAAATAATGTCGTTCCGACCATCGTTACTACCGTATAAGGGCGTTCTAATTGTGGTGCGTTCACGGGGTCGAGAATGTAGTCGGTGTTGAATGTGAGTGTCGTTTCGAATGTGCCGTCTCCGCCGGTGTCAGTTTTGACGATAAGGCCCGTCGTCGAAGATATGTCGTCTACAAATAAACGATAGAAGTCGGTTGCTCGATATTGGCGAGCGGTCGCGCTCGCGTCTGCCCAAAAGCGGCGATTAGTCATTCGATCTATGGATCTTGAAGCGGATTCGATTGCCTTTTCGATATTGACGGTTTCGTCGGCGGTGATCGTGCTCATCCCCGTATAGCTTTGAAAGGTCGCTACTGTCGTATAGCCATTAGTTATAGCCATCGTTTAAGCGCCTTTCTTTTTTTTAACGACGTTCCTTTTCGGTTTAGATACTAGTTCGCGATCTTCTTCTTTTAAGGGTGCTTGCTCGGCTCGCGGTGTTTTATGTCCCGTCGAAAGGAGTCCGTCGAGCCGAGCGAGCTCTTTATCTACTGCTTCGACGCGATCGGTTTTACCTTTTGCAAGATATCCGGCGCGTTCGGCGATAAGTGCTTCGCGATATTTGTCGAAGTTGAAGCCCATAGTAGAGATCCGAGGTTCTTCCGGCGACTAGACAAGGAGTCCGCTAGTCGCCGGAAGAAAGAATCAGAATGTCGGGGTTACGAGGCCCGTTCCGTTGATCTGAGCGCCCGCTAATGGCCTTCTTTGAGCCGTGAAAGCGGAGAATCCAAAGAGGACGATACGGATCGCGACTTTGCCGTCTGGCTGTTCGAATCGAACGTATGTCGGCATTTGTGGAGCTTCCCAAAGATGCATCTCGTCGCTTGAAACGACGTAGATCACGTCTTGATTAGTTCCGGCGCCTGCCGAAGTTGTTACGTTTGCATCGGTGATAACCGGCAAGCCGAGGAGCGAGTATTGTCCGCTCTGACCGTAGCCGAGACCGCTAAATGTGCCGGTGGCGTTCATTGGACCATTCGCGTTAGGCACTACGAGCGGACGGCCTGTAGTGTCCACGCCTGCCAAGAGGAAGCCCAAGCGGCGCGGGTGCATAATTACGTAGTTCGGGCCTTGAAAGACGTTCGATTGAACTCGCTGGATCGCATCCACGATCTTCGGATAGAGTTCGGCGACTGTCGGACTTGCGTCGGTATATGTAACGCTCTCAGTGAGAGCGGTAGTAATACCGGTCGGTTCGCCACTCGAGCCTGATCCGTTAAGGACGCCGTAGTCGAGTTTTGTGTTATATGCCGAAATGAGGTCCGCGAGGACGACTTCTTCGATGTTTGCGCCGCGTAGAATCGCCTGCTTTGAGACGTCTTGCATACCGGCAATAGTGTTTACGTTCACGGTTAGGAGCGTGTCGTCAATGTTTGTCTCTGTGGCTGTGTCGTTCTCCGAAGCCTGATAACTGACGGCGGTTCCCGTTGTTATCTTCGAGATGTTTACCGTCATACCGGCTGCCGGGAGTGTGTGCTTTCGGCAGATGTCTGCAACCGGACGACCTGCACGAGCGAGAGGCGCGTAGAGGTCGATCAGATATTGAGGAACTACCAAGCCGGCGAAGTTTGCGGTGCCGACGTCGCGTTTTTCGAGTTTTACTTCTCGGTTATAGCGGGCGATTCGCTCGGTGGCGTCAAAGTCGCGAGAGAACTCGGACGAGATCGCGTCCGCGAGGAACGAGTGAGCTCCGCGAGCGTGATAGGTCGGTTCTTCATTTGTTACTTTCCATCCGCCGACTTGACGAGTCTCGGGTGTTGAGACTTCTACTTTTTTGGCGAGTTCGATAGCGGCAAGTTTGCGCGTTTCGATCTCTGAGACTTGTTGAATTCGTGCGTCGAGTTTCTCAATTTCGAGAGCCAAAGCGGATACGTTGGCGACTTCGATTTCGTTGAGATCGCGATCTTCTTCGGCGGCGCGGTTCAATGTTGCGTCGATGAGTTCATTCTTTGAATTTCGCTTCTCTTGTAGTTGTGTAAGAAAGTTCACGGTTTTAATCCTTTAGATTTTGTCGATGTTTTTATCGAGGTGTCTTAAAGATCTGGCCGGGTGTCGATCTTGTCGAGGTGCGGCGAAAATTCTTTAGAGGTGTCGTCTCTATTAGTGTAGTGTTTCGGTGTTCGCGTTTGCAAGTATCCGATCCGTTTGTTGCGAAACGATTTTATTTGCCCAAGTTTGGCCGGGATCTCCGCCCCAAAGAGCCCAAGCGATACGGCCCGCCGACGGATAACCGTTTTCGTTCGGTGAGAATCCTTCGCCTTGTTTGTCTACTTCGTGCCGG